TATGCTAAGTATTTGGTATGTTTCTTGACGGAAAGCACTCACAGTTACCAATAGTTTTAGGTTCTATCCCACGAGTCGATGGACCCAATCCTTCAGTGTCGGGCGGACGTGGACTTAAGAATCCTATCCCAGGTATGGTACAGCCAACATCAAATGGTCAGGTGCATTACAGCGGGACACGATCTACACAACAATATAACTTTGAAGGAGGATCAAATCCTGAAAGAGTTTATAACTTATTAGAAGAAGCTTTTAGAACAGATTTTAAATATTCAAACTCAAAGGAACTTGCCGCAGGATTTGTTGGCAACTTTATGGTTGAATCATACACTAGAATGGATCCTCTTGCCTACAATAACGCGGGCGGGGGAAAGGGTGCTCATGGTATTGCACAATGGAGAGCAGATAGATATGATAATCTATTGAAATTTGCTTCTGCAGAAAAGGTAGAACTGTTAGAAAACTCTGGTGGGTTTAAAGTTCCTGATATTAAAACGCAAGCAGGCTTCGTTGTCCATGAACTTAAAACAGTTGGTTGGCTCAGATTCTCCAAATGGGCTCCAGCCGCAACAACTGCTAGATTGGCTGCAGACAGAGTTGAAAGATGGTATGAAAGATCCAATATCGAGTTGGCAAATGAATCATTCGAAAGAAGATACTTAGATCCACATATTGCAAAACGTATAGACTATGCAGCTGATGCTTTTAATTCATTTGCACACAAAGTATCATCTGCTCCTGTTTCGCCCCCATCAAATGCACAATAAGGTTAAATAATGTCAACATTCTTTAAAGATAAACTAAAGAGTCAGTTAGGCGGCATCAAGGCGCAAATTAATACACCAGATATTCTTTCTGGTTTAGACGCAGCGCAACGTGGCTTTGCGTCTCTTAATACAAGTGTTGTTGGTAGTGTTGTTGGTCAAGTCAATAATGGCGTCAAGTCATTAAGTTCAATCACTGGGGATTTTCCTATTGCTGATGTTTCGACTAAGCTTAAGATCAGACTCAAGAACGCTACGACTGTTCCGCAAAACCTACAAACTGCCATGGGCAATCTTCAAAATGCGCCGGCAGAGTTAACAGAAAGTTTGCCTGGAGTTGGGAATAAAGTCAAAAAAGAACTTAGCAGCTCGGAAAACGATATCGCAAATTCATTGACAGGAACTACTGTGGCACCTACATTTAATAATATATGCGTTGCATTACCAACAGCGGCAGGAATTGCAGCTGGTATGGCAGCATTGTCTCCAGAAATTACGTCTAACGATATAAAGGGAACTATTGAATCAGCGGTGAGTGATTTTAATCCAGCACTCAAAGCAGAGTTACCGCAGATTGATGATTTTCTATCAGGATCAATTAATCTTAAAATCGATGCTGACTTATCAAAACTTACTGATGGTATTACATCTGGTATTGGTGACGTTCTTGGTAGTATTACTGGTTTGCCTATACTTGACACACTTCACAAAATGAATAACTCAGTATCACAGATTTCAACAGGATTTAATCTGCCGGCGAATTCATTTTCTAAAAATGTAGCTGCAGACGTTCTTACAGCATTTTCTAATAATGATTTTACTGGTGCTTTTGACGCAATAAAGGATCAAGCGATAGGATTGGCTTTAAGTGAAATTGAGGATAAACTTGGCGGATTTCAGCAAACCCTAGGTAGTGTTTCTGGAATGTTAACATCAACTCCACCAGGTGCTGCAGGAGCGATTGTTTCCACAAATCCAATTTCAACAATGGGTAATACGACAGCGGCGGAAACAACAATCAACAGCCTTGAAGAGTTTACTGCTGAACTTGCAAGTAACTCACGTGATGTTGATAAAGTTGTATTTTACTGGACGGCGGCGACACTAAATCCTGATTATAGACTCAAAGATAGATTAGATTACAAAGAAGGTCTTGGTTATCCGCGTGACCCAGAATGGCACTATTATATTTGGGGTGATGGAACTATCGAACGTGGTATTCCTATCGGTAAACCTGGACCAGATCCTGACATAACGTCAACCAATAGTATTGATATTATCGTTGCCGGTGGCTCATTTGATGATGGTGTAACATATACACAAGATGCAGTCACACAGCAAACGAAAGAATCAACAAAGAGACTTATCGCAACGATATATAACGTATATCCTGGAATAAAAATGATTAATGCAGCTGAATATCCTGATTATGAGGGATGGGCAGAAGCTAATCTACTCGCCCCTGGTTTTGATCTTGATACATTCATTGAAAACAAATTGGGTAAAAGTAACATTAAACAACCTGTAATACAAAAACCCGCAACTAATAAAGACCTTGGTCTACCTACTGGCGGAGGCGTTAAATATGGTAATAAAAATGCAGGAAATCCACGGCCTTTAAATATTCAACCCCAACTGATGGCAATACTCGAAGGTGCTCATAGAGCAACTGGATTTACGATGGTTATTACAAGTGGTGGACAGTTGCCCGGACAGGGGACAGGTTCTGTTAGACATAATTATGGTTGGGCTGCAGATTTACGAGTTTTTGATGCAAACGGCAACAGAGTAAACTTTGGGGTTAATAATCCCCCACCGGACGTTTTAAACTTTGCTAGGTATTTGGCAAGCCAAGGTATTACTGGAATGGGCGCTGGTCCTACATATATGAAGGGAAATCTACACGTTGATATGGCGTGGGGAAGAAATCCAGGAACAAGCTCTTCCAGAAGATGGGCTGACGCCAAAAAAGGCGGAACAGATAGAGCAGCGCAATGGCTAAAAGATGTAATGAGATATAGGGACAACACATGAGCAATAGACTTGATAATTTAGATCCCCGTAATGACGGTTCAGGAAATTTAGCTTTTGGTGATCAAACAGGCAAATATCCTAAAGAGTCCTATGAAAATGCATCATCTGTAAATCACTCTGCAAAGCAAAGTGTTTCTACGAATGAGTTAAATATTCCAGGAACTATTGCAGGAGTAGACTTAAGCAAATATCGTGGCGGTATTCAATCTGAATATCCGCTTAACCAGGTTATTGAAACTGAGAGTGGCCACGTCATTGAATATAATGACACATCAACATCTCCTAGAATTTTAATTAAACATGCTGATGGCTCTGGCGTTGATATGCGTCCAGACGGTAGCATCATTGTCGTTGCACAAGGTGACGGATTAGTAGAAGTTGTCACAGGTGGCCATAAAATGGTTATCACTGGTGACGGGCAACTTAATTACTCTGGTAATCTTACGTTGAATGTCGGCGGTGATTTTAATGTGAACGTTGGTGGTTCGTATAACGTCCAAGCAAAAGACGAAACAAAGACAATTAAAGGTCCGTCAAGAGACTTGTATTACGGAAGCAAATATACATCAATTGTTGGTAGCAGACAAGACACGTATACTGGAAGCTATACAAATACTACAATGGGAAGTATTACGCAGTTTGCAAAGGTAGATTACAAACTAGCAGCTGGCGGTAGTGCTACTGTTGCAGCGAAGGGTGCAATTGCAACTACATCTGAAGCACAGATTGTTCAATCTGCTCCTGACATTAATATCGCTGCAGAAAGCATTTCAGTGTTTGGTGCCTCCGGTAACATCGGCGGTGAAAATGTTATTATGCATAGTTATAACTCATATGTTGGGCATAGCTTATGGGCTGGGGAAACTGTTAATACTAAAACTGTAACAGCAACACAAACAATGAATGCAATTTCATTCAGTGGAGATTTATTCGGAACGGCTTCATCTGCGCTGGCAGCAAACGTTGCCGCAGCATCAGGTGGTGGAGGAGCTTCCCAATCATCTGGAAGTGATGCATCATTTGATACAACAGGCCAAACAGCAAAAGCAACAACTGCCGTTATGACTGAATATCTAACAAAGGGTGCATACGGCATTAAGAAGGTTACAATTGATAAGGGCGATCATCTTAAAAATGCATTTGATAAATCAGCTGATACTGGATACGTTTCAAGAGAAACTTTGACAATACAAGAAGTTCGTGCGAGAAAAAGAGACACAGGCCACCACGCAAATCAGAAGTTTAATAATTATCAGGTATCTACTGGTAACATGAACCCTAAACATTCTGATACAGTTCCTGCCGAAGTTATTGAAACACGCGATCCCAAACAGCTTACAGTGACGCCAAGAACAACAGTTTCAAGTTCGAGTGACCCAAAAGCAAGAGTCATTGCATCGGTTAATACGCAAACTGCTATTGTTCCAGATACACAATACGATCCAAATGGCGTTCTAAATGTTACTTCAAGCACATTGCTTGCGGCAGGCATTTCATTAAGTCAGTTCTTATATGGCAAAGGCGATCCAGGAAAGCTTGATCCTTCTAAAACGCTAAATGAAAAAATTCAGATGCTTAGAAATCTATATCCTCAAGCAGAGTTTGTAAATAGAATTCGAAAAGATAAAGAAGAGTTTAAGGGATATAACCTTGAAATCGTAGAAGGCGTCTATATGAAAAATGACGTTGAGGTTTTAACAGCAGGAAGCATTCTTGATTTAAGAACAAAAGGACGGGTAGTTGTGTATGAACTAACCGGGCTAGATGGTGTTGTTGATACTGATAAAACATTTGAACTTGCAACTTGGATTGTAAAAAATATCAAGTTTGAAAAAATGATTCTCGACTATGACACATATGATCCATCTGGCGATTTGAATGTTCAGATCGTTCTTGTCATGCCTTCTATACCAAAAGACTGGAAAGCAACTTATGCTATGACTGTTGAAACAGTATTCAACGGTAAGGTTCAAGGTAAAGAGATCATGATGCTTGCAACTGAACCTAAAAATGAGCCATCGGCAGAAGAATCAGTTGAGGAAGCTGGAGAAAACGAAAGTGATGACGGTCAAGAACCTGATGAAGAAGCAGGCAATGCGTATCCGTTCATTCATCCAGAAGATCAGACCGAGCAGGGCCCAATTCACACATTTAATACTGGTGATTCTAGGGTTGATTACAAAGATAAATTCAAAAGGCCATTCAACCTACCAGCCCAGGAAGGCGATTATGTTATCACAAGAACCAATGAAGATAACGGCGAGATCTTCATCTATGTGTGGCAGGACACTGATAAGTTCTGGTTCCCGTTCACGATTCCTAGCTTTAAAGCTGATGGCGGCGAAGTTCCATTTGAAAACCTAAACTTTATTAAGAGATACCCCTCCTAAAACTATATAAATACTTCAAAGGTTAGGAAGTAACATGGCTAGAAAATATTTCTCAATAGAGGATGGTGATCTACAAACTAGAAGTCTTGTTACTTCTAGAAATAGGTTGTATTCAGATATTGATTTAACATTTGCTAAAAAAGCATCTGGTGATGTTTATAAGAAAAATGATGCAGCTGCAGTGAAGCAAGCGATTAAAAACTTGCTACTCACAGACTTAGGCGAAAAGCCATTTAACCCATACTTCGGCGGTGGGCTAAATGCTCTTCTTTTCGAATTAGCTGATGATGAAAGTAATGTTTTGATTGCTGATCAAGTTACATTTGCATTACAAAACTTTGAACCAAGAGCCAGACTTATTTCAGTTTCGCCCAATGTTCAACCAGACAGAAACACGGCAAGAGTCCAGATCGTATTCCAAATTATAAATACATCCGAGGAAGTGACTTTTGAAACAACAATTACAAGGCTAAGATAATATGGCAGTTAGTATTAAATCAACAGACCTTGATTTTAATAGAATCAAAGAGCAACTAAAAACACACTTTCTTGCCAGTGATGAATTTGCTGACTACGACTTTGAGGCTTCTGGTCTATCAAATATCCTTGACGTTCTAGCATATAACACTCACTATAATGCTTTGATTGCAAACTTTGCATTGAACGAATCATTCCTCACAACAGCACAACTTAGAAGTTCTGTTCTAGCTATTTCGGAATCACTTGGCTATATTCCAAGATCAAAAACTGCAGCATATGCCACTGTGAATTTGTCAGTAAGCGTTACAAGCTCAAGTAGACCTGGAACAATAACATTACCTGCTGGTTCACAGTTCACTTCAACTGTTGAGGATGTATCGTATATTTTCCAAACTATTGAAGATCACATTGCCGTTGATAATGGATCTGGATTCTATCAGTTCCTAACATCTAGTGGATCTC